CAGGAGCTTCCACACTTAATGTTAATGCGTTAGGTGCTAAAAATATTAAAAAGAAGAACGACCAAAATATCGCAGCAGGTGATATTGAAGCTGGAGCAATAGTTTCAGTTGTTTATGACGGGACAAGTTTCCAGATGATTTCACAAGTTGGTACAAGCGGAATGACATCATTTACTTTAACTGGTGATAGTGGTTCCAATCAAACCATATCTGATGGCGAAACTATGGATGTGGCGGGTGGAACAGGAATAGATACTGTTGTAGGAGCTACTGATACTGTTACTGTTGCTATAGACAGCACGGTAGCAACTAAAGCAGGAACGAATGTCTTTACCGCACCGCAAAGAAACGCTTTAACGGTTGATAATGACGGCAGTTTTGATATGGATGCGAATAATAATTTCAAGTGTACGCCTGGTGGTTCTGTTACCCTTACATTTACAAATCATGCAGACGGCCAAAGTGGTTATCTGCTTTTGGTAAATAGTGGTGGGGAAACAGTATCTTTACACGCTAATACTAAAGCTGATGCGAATTTAGCAACTACAGTAACGGCAGCAGGAACTTATATTATATCATACATAGGGGATGGCACTAATGCTTACTTAACTAACTCGGCGGTAATGGCATAAAATGGGCATACTGGAAAACGCAAACGCAATACCTACGGCTGCTGCTGCTGCTGGTTTTTATACATATCAGATAGCCAATAGTTGTCGTTTTGATGGTACTAGTTATTTAACTGATACAAGAGCTTCAGATGGTTCTGCTACTACTGGTACAATTTCTTTCTGGTTTAAAAGGTCAGGAATGGGTGAATATGGTTTATATTTAATGACAGCATGGGAAGATGGTAATAATGGTTTTCGTATTAATTTTTTAGAGGATGACACAATAGAATTTAGAAACGAAACTGGTGGTGCTGTTAAACATGAATTAGAAACAACACAAGTTTTTAGAGATACTTCAGCTTGGTATCACTTTGTAGGTATTATAGATTATACTAATGGAATACAAGCAGATAGAGCACAAATGTGGATTAATGGAGAAAGAGTAACTGCATTTGAAACTGAAACTTATCCAGCAGATGCTTCACAAACAATGGTTTTAAATACTGGTGCTTATTTAAGATGGGGTGCTGCTTCAGATGGTGGTTATGATACTAAAGGATATATGGCAGAATGTGTAGTAATAGATGGTACTGCTGAAGCTGCTACAGATTTTGGAGAATCAAAAAATGGAGTGTGGATTCCCAAAGATCCATCTGGATTAACTTTTGGTACAAATGGATTTTATCTTAACTATGCATCATCTGGAGATATGGGTAATGATGTTAGTGGAAATAATAATGATTTTGCATTAACTAATATAGTAGCAGCAGATCAGATGCTGGACTCTCCCAGTTTTGGAAGTGAAGGTAGTGCTAATTTTGCTACTCTTGGTCCTTTATGGAAAACACCAAACATGACTTTTTCAGAAGGTAATTTAAAATGGTCAACTTCTACTAATCAAAGAGGTGTAATGTCTAATTGGTCTGTTCCTCTTGAAGGAAAATTTTATTGGGAATATATTCCTACTGCTTTTGGAGCTTCATCAGGGGATGATATGTGGTGTGGTTTAAATATTGCTACTGTAGATTTTACTGCTAGTAGAGGTGGAGAAGGTACTAGCTATTCTTATGGTGCTAACTTAGGACAAAAAAATATTGCTGGAACAGCATCCAGTTATGGAGATGCTTGGGGAGATGATGATAAAATAGGAGTAGCAGTAGATAGAGTAAATGATACACTTCAATTTTCTAAAAATGGTGTATGGCAAGGTAGTGCTTTTGCTCTTCATGCTACTGCTGATTTATTTCCTTGGATAGGAAGTGGTGGTGGTACAAGTGCTGCTTCAGGTACATTTAATTTTGGAGCTGATGGAACTTTTGCTGGACTTGTAACAGCACAAGGCAATGCAGATGAAAATGGTTATGGTAATTTTTTCTATGCTCCACCTTCAGGGTTTGTAGCTCTTTGTGCTGCTAACCTCCCTACTCCAGCAGCAGATCCAGCAGAAGAAGAAGGTCCTGAAAATTATTTCAAAGTATTAACTCCATATGCTGGAGGAACCACAGGACACGTTACTGGATTCCAGCCAGATTTAGTATGGACAAAAAGAACTACTGATGGTCAAAGTAATGCAGTTTGGGATAGTTCAAGAGGAACAACTAAAGTATTAAATACAGATGCAACTAATGCAGAAGGAACATCTTCAGGTTTAACTGCTTTTAATAGTGATGGTTATGATATGGGAACATATTATAATCAATCAGGTGATAGTTATGTTTCATGGAATTGGAAAGTTAATGGTGGAACAACAGCATCAAATAGTATTGGAGATAAGACCTCTACAGTACAAGTTGATACAGATAGAGGAATAAGTATTGTTCAATATACTGGAAACGAAACTGCAGAAACAATAGGACATAGTTTAGGAGCTAAACCAGAATTGATTATGGTTAAATGTAGAAGCTTTGATAGAAGTTGGGCTGTGCAATGGGTAGATGTAACTAATACTCTTTCTTATATATTAAATTCTACTGGTTCTGATGATTCTCATGGTTACTGGAATGATACTAGTCCTACTGATACTGTATTTACAGTAGGAGTTGGAACAGAAACAAATAAAGATACCAAGACTTTTGTAGCTTATTGTTTTGTTAGTAAAGAAGGATTTTCTAAAGTTGGAACCTATGAAGGAAATGGTGATGCAGATGGTACATTTATCTACACAGGATTTAGACCTGCGTGGATTATGACTAAATCAGTAGATTCAACAAGTGATTGGCAAATATTTGATGAGAGTAGACTTGGATATAATGTTGATAATAATGAATTACAAGCTAATGAAGCAGATGCACAAACTACAACAGATATGATTGATATACTTTCCAATGGTTTTAAATTGAGAATAGCTACAGATCCAAATGTAGCAGAAACTTATGGATATATAGCATTTGCAAAAAATCCATTTAAGTTCGCAGTAGCTCGATGATTAACAAAGGAGAAAAACAATGTGGGCATTAATTAAAAGTAACAAAATAGATCACATCATAGCACATCCGAAATCTATGGTGATAGATGATATAAAACATCCAAGAGCTATTTTTACAAAATGGTCAGATGCTGATCTTAAAGCTATCGGTATCGTACCAGTAACAACTTCAGGGTCGCATCTTGATTCAAAATATTATATAGAAAAGAACGAGGCTTTCGCTTTAGCAGGTGATAAAAATAGTGTCGTGAGAACTATCGGGGTAAAGGCAGCAGATAAAAAACTTGATGATACTAATAATGTCGATGAAAATGGTGACCCTATTTTAGATGACCATGATAACCAAGTAGTAACATTAGGGTTAAAATCTCAAGCTAAATTAAAAGCAGATACAATAGCTCATGGTCTTATAAAAGGCTTTGGCTGGCTTATGCAACGCAAAGTATCTGCTGATAAAGCTATTCCTAGTGCGATTACAACCTATATTGCAGCAGTAAGAACGGCACATGAAAGCATTGCTACAGCAATAGCAGCTTGCAATACAATGACAAAATTTATTGCAATACATACCGATGAGTATAATGATGATCGTAGTTTAAAAACTGTACGAAAGGTTAATGACTGGCCTGATGATTACGGGGTTAAAGAATACAGGAGGTAGTATGGCGAGGATGTCTGCTGAAAAAGTAAAAGCAAAACTCGACACCCATGAAGCAGTTTGTGCGGAGAGGTGGTTGGAAACCATCACCCGCATAAAAAGACTAGAGGCAATATTTATTGCATTTAGCGGAGCAACAATGATAATGTTGGTAACAATAATTATAAAGCAATTATAGGAGGATGTAATGACCTATGGATATGTAAAAAAAGCTAACGACCATGATTATCAAGCAGACGGATTTAAAGAGTTAAAAAAGATTCGTTCTACTACAGACGCATCCAAAATAATTGGTCCTGGTGTTATGACAGACAAAGATTTTAATAAACTTACAAAAGCAATGGGTATAAAAAAAAGGAGAAAAGGCTATGGCGTATAATACTAGAACAACAGATAGGCTAGAAGAACTTGGCAGAGTAGATGCGGAAAGAGCATATACTTCAAAAGGAAGAAGAAATCTACGAGATGAAAAGAAAAGAATTGTTGGTGGTTTAAACAATTACAAAGGATATGTAGTGAGAAGAACTGACCACGACCAGAAAGCGTAATAATGGCGAGTAATTCTGAAGCAAGACAAGTAGCCATAAGGACTGTAACTTCAACGACAGGAACTTATGATGAAGATTGGCTGGCATTGTTTACCGCTAGGTCTATTCCTGCGGGAACTTTTAATGAAAGACTTCTTGCTTATATTAACGGAGAATTAAGCACTTCTTATACTGATGTGAATTTAGCCTTACAAGCCTTTGCTACAGACCAAGATGATTATAATTTTTCAAGTATGGGGACATTTACACCATGAGCCAGCAGTCATTAAGACAGGCAAGTTGCCGAACAGAAGCAAGTACAACAGGCACATATAACGAGGATTGGATGCAGGTTTTTATTGATTCGGGCTTTACAACGGGAACTTTTTCAGAAAGAATGTTGGCATATACCAATGCACAAGGTAGTGCGTGGGATAATGCTCAATGGGATGTTTCCTCATGGGGAAGTGGCCCATATACAAATGTGAACGAAGCAATGGCACAGTTGGGAAAACAAAATGGAACAACGAAGCCGGGAAGCTTATGGTCGCAACTAGGCACATTTAGTGCGGAATAGGAGGACACGATGGATATAGTTTTAAACTTTTTTGATTCAGCACCCGCTTGGGTGGCAGCAGTAACGGGTGTTATTACGGCAGCAACCGCAGTTACAGCTTTGACCCCAACAAAATCTGATGACAAAATTATAGGATTTGTACTGAAGATATTAAACTTCTGTGCTGGTAATGTTTTAAAGAATAGAAATAAAGACGACAAATGATGGGTTGGCTTTCTGCATTAGGCGGGATAGCTAAATTAGCATCCAAATTATTTGGTTTTATGATTATGCGTAAAGCAGTTCAAGCCGATGTAATGAAAGACCAGCTCGATGATATAAGGTCAGCCAATGAAGTTAAAAGAAAAATTCGTACTACTGCTAGTGGTTCTAAGCGTAGCCAGTTGCGGAAGTTTGCAAAGCGGAAGTAGAGGGTACTGTGATATTGCAGAACCTATCTCTGTAAGTGATGACGATATTGATGTTATTACTGATTCTCTTGTAGAGGATCTCCTTATTCATAATCAAGTTTATGAAAAGCTGTGCCAATGACCTATGTCTATCATTGTGTATTAGATAGGGTTGTTGATGGAGATACGATAGATGTTAGCATTGATCTTGGGTTTAAAGTGTGGTTGCACAAAGAGAGGGTGCGATTGTATGGCATTAATTGCCCAGAATGTAGGACAAAAGACTTGGCTGAGAAGGCTAAAGGACTGGCTAGTAAAGACCGACTGATAGAACTGCTCCCCGAAAAGTTTATTATCCAAACCACGAAAGACGGCAAGGGAAAATACGGCAGGATTTTAGGGATACCTTTTGTCGATAATGTGGATATATGCCAGCAAATGGTTAAGGAAGGTCATGCTACTGCATATTATGGTGGCAAGAAAACCTCCTAATGAATAAACAACGCTTAATGGATATGCTGTCTGACCACGAAGGTATGAGGTTGAAAGTCTATGATGATTCCAACGGAAAAGCCTTAAAGTCTGCTGACCACATAATCGGACATTTAACTATTGGCGTAGGGCGTAATGTATCGGCTGATGGTTTGGGTATATCAGAGGAGGAAGCTCGTTTTCTTTTACTTAATGATATAGCAAGAATAGAAAGCGAAATAAAAGACTACCCTATAGAAGATTTAAATGAGCCACGATTGGCTGTTATTATAGATATGACCTTTAACATGGGCATGACACGCTTTAATCCACAGAGATGGCCTAATATGTTCAGGGCTATTGCCAATGAGGATTGGGAGGAGGCATCTAAACAAATGTTATCTTCGAATTGGGCTAGACAGGTAAAAAGACGAAGTGTTAGATTAGCGGAAATGATGCGAACTGGAGAATGGGTTGAATAAATTAATTGCTATCCTTATTGTTGTGGTGTTTTTAGCTTTGCTGGTTATGTG